TTACTAGGCTGTAGCAGCAGACTTCTGACCCAAGTTATGCTTAAGCATCTCCAGATCCATATTACTTCTGGCTTGTGCGCCTGACTGTTGTAACTTACGTTCTTGGGTAGTACCTAAATACTTCCAGCCCTTGTGGTGTGTCCTAAGTCCTCGAACTACTTTAGACACATTACCGTTACTCAACTTATAGCTTTTACAAAGATCATTAGCTGTGCCTGTAAATACCTGACCGCTAGAGTTCTCAAACACTCTAATTTCATCTATATACACATCCTTATACTCAATCTTGCACTCATGGTACAGTTGCCAACCTTTACATGAGAGTGATTTTCCTAATATGACATGCCTAACTTGCGTAGAGAACATGCCGTATTTCTCTGCTAGTTCTACAGAAGATGCTAATTCAATACCATGTATAGGGTGTATGAAATTATGCCGTTTAAGGTTGTATCTTCTGGTTTGTATGCGTTGATTAATGCTATTCTCAGTATGATTATTAATACCCTTACGTTTTTTTAAGCACTCTATTACATACGCTGACTTAGGTACTCCCCAACAAGGAGAAAGCTCACCGCAACGTCCTTTAGTACCATCACCACCTAAAGTGCTATTGTAGCCATTGTGAAAAGAGTCATACTGCTTAATGAATGTAGTTTCAAGAGCGTTGGCTTCTTCTAAGGAAGTAATTCCTGAGCTAAGGATAGTATGTTCCCAACACTCTACACCATACTTACGAATAGCATTATGAAAATGATAACTACTCTGGCGGGTAAATGTCCTAACTAAGTGCTGCTTCCACCGCCTACTCATTGAAACACTCGTTATTCCAATGTAAGATTTAGCTGACATAGTACAAGTGTGCTTATAAACTACCCACGAAGACATAAATTATTTACCCTCCTTAGATTTTAACATACTTTCAACTACCTTAAGCCTTGCCTGTGAATCTGCTTGAGCCTCTACCTTAGCCATTTCCCGCATGTGCGTAGTTGAAGTGTCAGTTTCTACAAACTCCAAGTCTTTAAGATCAGAACCACTGTTATAGTGCCTTGCCTTGGCTTGCTCGGTCATAGCCTTGGCTTGATCCAATGCAGCAACAGCCCCATGACTTTGTGTCTTAGCTCGCTCAGTTTCTACCTGCGCTTCTAATAATTGAATCCTTAACTCAGCCTCCTTGTCTGCTAACGGATCTCTTTGTGGTTGATACTCTTCAATACGTTTAGCCAAGTCAGGCATCTTTCTTAACCTAGCTATCTCAGCACGAATCATTCTAACTTCTTCTGGATCACTCGTCTGTGCAGTCGTCTGTAACAAGAAAGACAGTTCTTCTGCTTTATGGTTATCTTCTTCAGCCGTTGAAATAGATAACTTCAAATCAAAGTTACCGGCAAGATCATCTCGTCTAACAGGCACAAACTCTGCATTAGAAACCCTAACAACTTCTTCCTCAGATAAAAACTCTGCATTCATGCTAATGAACTTTCTACCCATCTGGGTAATACCTTCAGCCAATCTTCTCAGGATACCTAGCTCACGCTTGGATGAAGCATCTAAGGCACTTCTAATACCCGTAGCGGTATTGCCTAACGCTGATCCACTAATACCATTGGAGAATGCTTTAATGCCTGTCAGAGACTCTGCCTCAGCATTCTGCATCTGTAGAATGGTTCCCGCAGACTGGGGAATCTCTGAATAGGTGTGCATGTGAAATGCTTGTCTTGGATCAACATTAGAATTAAATTCGTAGTCATCACCCTTAGCAAACTTTCTTTTGTTTACCACATCTAACGCATCCTTTCTTATGCCGGTTTGACCGTTAGCACCTCGACCCATAACATCAAGCATACCTCTAGTAACAGCACCAATGATCTTCTGGTTCTCTTCCAGCAACTCCCCATCAGGCTCACCATAGACTGCTTTCTTAACAGGTAAGTACTGCACAATGATAAAAGGTAACTGTCTATCAGGGTATGGATTCTCTTCCAGCCTGATCATCGTATCACCTACATACGATGCTACGATAGGTTGTACTATACCTGTACCGTTAATATCCCAGAAACCCCAGTACTCTTTTACAACTAGCTTTTGTCTTGGCTTATCTTTAAATCTAAAGTTGGTATTACTATCACTAATGTAGTCAGGCTCCATTAACGGAGAGTGGTCAGATACCTCAATGCGATCCAAGTTATGATAAATACCGTCTTTCTCTAGCTCAGATACAGAAGTCTCAAAACTGTAAATAACAAAACTTGCTTTACCCAAATCGCCCATACAGGTAGGGTCTACGACTACATCACTAAACCTACAAATATCAGCCGTAGGATGATTAGCAATAATCTTGGTTTGCTCTTCCTTCTTGTAACCAGACAGCACTGGAGCAACAGGAATACCCTGTGCTTGCGTAATAGCCAAGGCTTGCTTAAGCTCTTCTGGTACACTGGCGAAAGCTTCTGGATCAGACTGACTGGCTTCCTGTACACTTTGTAATAGTTGTAGAGCTTGTGGATCTTGTGTAGGCTCATAACTATAAACAGGTACGTCAATCTCTACAATTTCTTCTCGATACTTCCAACCAGTACGGATGATAACCGTACCTTCGTCAACAACAGTTCTAACGAACTCATCAATGAAACGTACTTTAGATACCTTGGTATTGAACTGATTATTTAAGATCAGCTCATTCTGTATAGCACCTTTCTTATCCTCGAAGGTAACAGGTGATACTTTGAAAATATCTTCAGTACTTAAGAACGGCTCACTTAAAGAAGCATACCGCCACTCTGCTTGTTTACGAATCAGTTTAGGTACATGACTACTTCTGCCAGGTAACTTCTTTATCCTGGCTGAACCAGTGACATTAAGGTTATCTAACCAACGGTTTATTCTTGCTTGTTGTGTGGCATGGTCTTGTTTAGCATCAATGTAGTCTTGGTTTAAATCCCCTACCTTAGGAGGATTCTTCCAGTCAACCAACTTCTTATGCTTACTGTCTTCTTCCGATTCCTCCAAGTAGTTATCTTCTAGCTCTTGCTCTTCGAGATGTTCCATGATACCTACGCTTTATGTGGTGTTATATTGTCAAAGTTAATGCCGATTGATCCGACCGCCTTAAAAGGTATTAAAGCCACTACAGCACCGAGGCTGCAATAAACAGCGCGTCTATTTCTGCGCTAGATTTTCCGAGAGCCGCTAATACTGATATGACTAACGGATTATTGCGCTCTACCGTTGTCGAGTAGTCCCACCAAATTCTGTTTTCAGTCGATGTAATAGCGGCTTCCACTTCGTCAAGTAGTCCTAGGTTTAGCAGTGCTAAACGTGCCTGGCGCATGGTTAGTGTGGGGATTATTATTGTTCTATCACCATTATCAACAATTCCACCGCTAACCCATCTCCAGCTCTCACTGGGGGAGCTTGGAAAATTATAATAATCTGTACCTACAGCAATCCAATCAGATGGAGCATCCCCACGACTTAACATTAAGATAGCTTGATTTGATGAGTTATCAGTACCTAGCAACTCGCTAATAGCTAATTCGCCGGTTGGTTTTTTCCATATAATATTCATTCTAGTTTCCAAAAAATGACAAAAATATATTAGGAGAGTCAAGTGGGCCTACGGCTCCAACTGATACAGTAAATGTTATGGCAGACGCTGTAGGAGGGACTATTGTTATGTTGTTAGAAGCTGGCATAATTGAAATTGATCCATTAATGCCTTGTGTGCCAGCAGTGCCAACACATACATAATTTGTATCAGCCATAGACGTTGTAAACGTAACAACATAAACCCCCGCAGATATTCTTGTAACACTAGCAATGTTAAACGATGCTTGTATTGTCACAGTCGTAACACCATTAAATTTAACCCAAGCCTTACATATTGCTTTGCCTTGACCTATTTGGCCGGAAGCAACCGCATGATTTGCAAGTGTTGCATCTGCTACATTAAATTGCTGTCCATTCGACCCGCCTATTAATGCTCTTGCATTATCAGCATTAGTCCGATTTGTAACCTCTGTCGTAAGACTTGCAAGCGTCACATAAGCCGAATTTACCGCCCCAATAGTCAGTGTAGAAATCTTGTCAGCAGCCGCTCTATCAACATACGCAGTAGTAGCAACCTTCGTTGTATTGTTTGCTGCTGCCTGTGTAGTTGCTGTTGCCGATGCAATTTCAGGTGATGCCAACGATGTTATATCGCTGTTTGCTCCTTTACTGGCTTTTTCAGTATCTAGCTCGTTGATTGCTCCCTGTACTGTAGTAGCTGCTATGTTACCAGCCGGTGTATTAAGATCATGAGGTATGATTGTACTATCAGCCGCTTTAAAGTACAGACGCTTATTAAGGGTATCTACACCAATACCTCCTACTATTAAATCAGTCGATACTGGGGCGTTAGAGCCTTTCTTTATAACATCTTTTAAAGCCATATTAATATGTTCCTATTGTCTCAGCAGCAAGAGCTGATAGAGTTGCACTCGATACAGGTTTATTGGCATCAGAAGTGTTGTCAGCATTACTTAAACCTACATCATCTTTAGTAAGTGAGTCAAACTCAATAGCTGTTGCGGTTGCATTAACACGTAAGTATTTAGTAGCTGCACCAACCAGAGTAGGAAAATCTGTTAGGTCAGTTATTTTAGTTACACCGCCTACTACTTGTGCTGCTTTCTTTGCCCAGTGGTATGCAGAAAAGCCAGTATGTACTCCATCACTAACAGTAACATCCTCTTCTCCTATAGCCCAACTTGACGCTAGACCTCTCTGGGTTGTAGCTTCTGTGGCTTTATTTGTTGCTATATTAGTAGAGGCTACAGCAGCATCCTTTGAAGCAAGTGCTTCTGCTGCCATATTAGTGGCTGTATTAGCAGAAGCAGAAGCAGAGTCTTTAGCTTCTGTTATTGCTGCTAGATCTATAGCAGCGCTTTCTAAACTATCATGCCAACTCTTAACATCAAACCACTTACCATTAGTAGGTAGTCCTGTAGCTGGATCAACCTGAGTACCGCGAATGTCTTTAATAAGACTAATAAAATCTACTGGATTTACTGGCATATTATCCCCTATAAATTAATGTCTACACCAGAGGGTGCATAAGTAAAAGTTGCTGCATTACCATAAGCAACACCCAAGGTTAGATTAGCTAACGCTGTATCCAATGCTCTTGTTAAAGTAGTAAAAGCTCCGCTATTAGCATCAGTAATATAAGACATAAAAAGGGATCTCTGCTCTTTAGACATTTCAGATGTATCAGAGGTAGCAAGCGCATACCTTACTAAATGTATAAATTCTTCATCGAACACATAGACTGTCCTATCCAAGAGTTCAATGACCGCATAAAGCCCTTTAGTATCAACAGGATTTACATAGACACCCTCTTGTTTAAACTTGGCTAACTTCCTCATATAAAACCTCTAACATCTAGCTTTGTACTTACGTACAAGCTTTCAGGAACAATATTTAACTCTTTAGTCTTAACAACACTAGCAAGATACTTTTGAAAATAAGCACCAGCCGCATTACCAGAGTTCTTAGGTAGAGCCGCATGAGCTAAGTAACCTACATAACTCGTGATACATTCAGTCATTGCTTCATTGACTCTAATGGTGTCTAAAGAAGATGTGACCGTTGCAAGCCCCTTAAGATAAATAATAGATAGAAAGTCTTCTATTACTTTTGTTGCATTATTTACTCCGTAGTATTCAATAACATTGTACTCAGGAATGTACACTGTATTCTTCTGGTCATTCTCATCATTAAGCGATAGCTCTGTACCTACAGAGTTATACGCACCAATTATCTTTATCAACTTTTCATCATTGATATAATACTTAGCCTGATCAGGTTTTAAGTGGATAATATATTCTGCTTGGTTTAGTAAGAACTCTTTATTAACTTCTGCCAATGATCTATTAAGGTAACTAAGTACCTTAGCTTCATTTGTAGGTTTGGTAAGGTCATTAATGGCTAGACTAGCTAACTCACTATTTACTAAGTAATCAAGTAATGTACTAACACGCATTTTAGTTTTCCAGTTTAGTAACTCAAAAAATGTAAGAGTCTAAAGAATTTACATCTTCTTCTAGGTCTTCTTCCCAGATGCCATTAGCGTCTTGAGTCAAGCCTTCTGATTGCTTGCTTGGCTTCCAAGGAGTCAACGAACCAAGCATGGAAATCGTGTCGATAAAGTCATCGTGCTTTGACTTAAACCCGCTAACAGCCGCTAAGGTAAGTTCTTCCATACATTCTAACATCTCTTCTGATTCTTTTCTCTCTATTGGGAACTTTATTTTATTTAATTTGAAAAGAGGAACCATGATGTTAAACCGAACCAGTTTGTTAGTATTGGGTCTAATACCTGGCTTAGAGTTATTACCCTCACTTGCCAAAGGAAAGTAAATATTCCTTACTAACATTTCATCTTGAATCCAAGAGACAAAACCACCTTGTTGTCCTGATATTTCTATACCAACTTGTTGTGGTGCATACATCTGAGCCAATCTGAATAAGTCATTGACGTTATCACTCATTAACTGTCTCTTGACTATTCCATCAACCCATAACCAATCACCATTACTTGTGTATGCCCAGACTGAGATTACACTGTAATCCGCACTGGATCGCTCACTTGTAGCAAAGTCGGTAGTAATGTAGAAGTTAAACAAGCCTTTGTTATTCAGTACTGTGCTTCTCTTGTACCAAGAAATATCACTGTTCTGGATTAGCCTATCTTCATCTGACATAATTCGTAGCATCAGCTCTTGATTGAATGAATCAATCTTCCCTGCTTTTAGAGCCTTATCGTATTTATCTTTTACCGCATCATAGGTAAACCTGTCTGCCCAAGCTCCCAAGAACTCTTCACGTTTACAGGGAAACTTCTCACAGACCGGGTACACATTAACTGACCATGCCCCTGACTCTACTGCTTTATATAAGGGATCTTTAGCATTAAAGGGTGTACCTGACCAAATGACTTTATTATTGGTAGGATGCAACGCATAATCCACTGCCTTATATACAGTGTCCTCAACGCTCTTAATGACAGTAGGTGATCTTGCATCCTCATCACTGATCAAATCATCCAGCACAGCTAGGGTAGGCCGCTTACCCATCTCC